AGTTAGGTTTAATGTTGTTTGGTCGCTTGAAAATGATCCGCCGCCTGACATATGTTTTCTCCTGTTAAATTGTGTGTGGGCCGAAGCCCACACTTAATTATTTATTACTAGTTAGCCGCTTTATCTTGCAAAAGATTTGCTTGAATATACGTAATTGTTACAGACGCTTGACCTGCAGTTGATGTTGTTCCTACTGTTGTAAGAGTAGCAGTTATTCGCGTATCTTCATTAACACGATCCATATTATCAAAAGCCGAAGTTTGTTGTGTGTGCTCTGCTACAGTTTTAGCATCTTGAGCCGCAGTATAAAAAGCTGCTGTTGCTCCACCTGAATCAGTTTTACCAATCGACATAGTCGCACTAGTTCCTGCGTTACTGCCTATTGCAAAACGCATTAGTACTTCTACTATCTGTGAATTCTTAGGTATTACACCTACGTTGTAAGTATTTACTCCAGCTGCTGCTGCCATACTAATCAGTATTGATTGAGACATTAAAACTTGACCTGTGTTTTTTATATTTTCACCAAGTATTGTTCCTGTTGTGTTTGAGATCGTTCCCGCTTTAATAGGTCCCGAAAAAGTAGTTGTTGCCATGATATGTTCTCCTAGTTCATTCTACATAGTCTCTAGGCCGTCGACTATACAGCGTCTATGTAAAATATATTATTAATTAAATGTATAGTTAGATATTTATATATGATTTTTAAGTAGAGTGCAAGAGATCCTAAGGTATTTATGCATTTCAGCGATGTAGCTTTTGTCTAAGTTGCTACAGAAACTTGTGGAGTGACGCCATCAACTTGATTTTGTCTATGAGCAATAGCTGCTTCTTCCAGCTTGATGTCAGTGATAACTCTTTTTACTCTGTCATCAATCTTAACCATCTCAAGAGTATATCTATTATTATCTAGATGCTCCTGTTGCCACTTCAACTCCAAGGACCTTTTTTGTTTGTATAGGTCTTGTATCATCTATAACCTCCTCATAAGTTATTCGATTTATCCCAGTATCATAGTTGTTTCCGAGATACTCCCATTTTATACTCTTTTCTCCTAGTTTGTCAAGTATTGCTTGTTCAACACTTTCAGCTGTATCTTCAACATGCTCAATATTAAATTTTGCATGATAACTATAGGCCCAGATATTTATGGAAGTTTTTTTCATTTACACACCTTGTTGTAGTTAAAAAAAGGGCCGTTTTTAGGCGGCCCTTTAAATTATTTATTATGCTCCTGGAGAACCAAAGATACCTCTAGGGTCAGAGAAACCAAATACGTATCTCTCTCTAGCTTTGTATCTAACGTTACCAGTATCGAAGTCACCTTCCATAGAAGTTTTGATCGGTGATCTTACGAAATGTTTTAGACCATTTGGAACATCAGTTTTGATGAAAAATGCATCAGGATCTGTTAAGTAGTGATTAACTACATAACCTTGAGAAATCATTCCCATGTTCTTGATTGCATTGATATCGTTATCTGCTGTACTTGTTCTACCGTCAGACTTCATAAGTCTGTCAGCAGTAAATTGAAGCTCAGAAGGAATAATCATTTTCATTCCTCTAGCCGCAATTTTTAGTCCTCTTTCGTCAGTAAACGCCGCGATGTCAATTAAAGACTGCTCTAAAGAAGTTTCGTTTAAATCAGCAGAAGTTGCTAATTCATTTGCGAAAGTTCCAGAAAGCGTAGGGTGAGCCGTAGAACATAGTTCCACTCCATCACCACCAGCAAATGCTGCTGTGAACGCATTGTTCAATACAGCTGCCGCTTTAACTTGTTTAGTGTTTGCCATAGATCTTGCTAACGCTTTTGTATATCTAGACGCAAGTCTGTCATACAAGTTATCTTCGATAGCTTCTTCTGTGATTGCAAACGCTAACGCGATTGTTTCGTTTGTGTAACGAGCCGTGAAAGTTTCTTGCGCATCATCGAATGATACACCTTGACCTTCAGGTTTAACTGATGCATTTCCGAAACCACTTAACATTACTTCCTCTTCGAAAGCTCTGTCAGATGATTCTGTGTCAAAAATCTCAGAATGCTCGTTAGCATAGTTTTTGTATTCAAGTCCGAATAGTGCATTCAAACCTGGTTCTAGTTCTTTAACTAGCTGTGCTCTTGATATTGCCATGTTTATTTATCTCCTATTCGATATTAGTTATACAACGCAGATAGAGGAGTAATCATAACGACTACGTCAGCCCCACCTACTGTTAGGTCTTTTTGACCTGGGATATTAGCTGATCTAACTAGTTTAAACATATTTGTTGTAGCACTTGTTGCTGCTATGTTTAATCTTTCGTCAGACATGCCACTTCTACCAGTAGCGCCATTATCACCTGTGTTGAACGTTTGACCAACATTAGTCAAAGGACATGCTGCGTTTGTTCTAATGTTATATTCCTGAAGAGGATTATCCATTACAAAAGCGGAACCTGAACTTGAACCTGTGTTGTAGTCAACAGCGAAATTTGTTCCACTTGGAACAGAGTTCGCCCACGTTGGTTTTGATGTTGCTGAGTCAACCCAGAATGCACCATTGAATACACCTACTAGTCTTGAAGTAGCTGTAGCATTAGTGAATCCTGCACCACCTGCAGTATCATCGTCTAGTGAGTCGTAAGTTGCATCTTGAATAGAACCTTTTTCAGCTGCCTGTGTCCCTATGTTTAGAGAAACGGGGTCGCCTTTAAAGATAGTATTGAAAGCTGCTCCTGCGTAATCATATAACTGGTATTCAGATTGACCAGATGTTGCAGGTGTTGAACCTACAGTCATCACGGCTCTACATCCGAATCCAGCTGTACTATTATTAGCCATATTTATTTTTCCTTTACTATGTACCTGCCCCTAAGGGCCTCCAGTACGGTTTATTTTATTTTTGTTGGTAAGGAATTACTAAATAATTAGTCTTTCTTTGAACCACCAAAAGTTACACGTGTCTGTCGTTCTTGATTGAACGGCATACTTGGGTGCTGATCCTTTAGTAAATCGTTTTTAATTGCTTCGTCTCTGTCCTGTACTTGTTTCTTATAGTACTCTTCACGAGATTTCGCGATTTCCTCTGGTATCCTAGCCAGCAATAGGCCTCCTACTCCGATAACTCCTGCATGTTTTCCATCCTTAAGCGTGGGATAATCAGAATCAGGATATTCATCCGCTCTAACTAATTCCCATCCGGATCTTAACTTTCCAGCCATGTTTTTTGTGTCGTCAAAACCCATAGTTTCAGCTCTAATCCATCTGTGCCTAGTACCTGGTGGGGCATCAGGGGCATCTAGTGATGAGGGTGGAGTCCAAGTTCTTTTAGCTTCCGCTTTAGTTCTTGTTTGACTCGCACGAGAAGTTTTTATTTTTTCGTTTTCCATATGCTTATATTCCTTCCGTGATGTTTAATTGTTTCGCATAGTCTTCTAATGGCACGCCTAATCTTTTAGCAATTGCTACCTGTGATGGCGAGAGTCTCACAGTTTTTTTGCGTCCTGTTGGGGCTGAACGTTTAGCCGACGCTACATTCTGAGCAGGTTTTGCTCTTTCTGTAGTTGTACCCTCCATCTTATCAAATTTATGGGGGAATTCAAGTCTTATTCTTGAATCTACTTCCTCATAATATTCGTTAGATTGCGGGTCATATCCCTCTTCTTCCACCAATTTTTTATGAAGATCAAAAGCAGTATGAGTCATTGCTGAGTCACTACCAAACCAAGTATTTTTACTAGCCCAATCTTCTGCTTTAGGGTCAGTTTGTGCTCTTCTAGGTGTAGGGGCCTGATAAGGCTGTTCTACAACTTTTTGTTTTGGTTGTTCTTCATTAAGTTTTTTTAGTGCTCCTAATCTTGATGCATCTTGAGCAAGTTTAGCCATATTTTCTTGAGCTGTTACTTGATCATCTACATTACCAGCTTCAATAGCTACTCTTAATGCTTGTCTTGCAGCATCCATATTTGTAGTAACTCTTGATTCAAACTCATTAACATAAGATTGATCTAAAGTAGAAAGTTTCTTTTCTAATCTATCTTTATCTAATTTAGTTGCTTGAGCAAAATGAACAGCTTCTTCTCTTTGTCTTTCAGCTTCTCTCATTTTACGAGTTAATTTAGAAATACGTTTTTGAACGCTATCACTATAATCTTGTAACTCATCTTCTGGTTTTTCTTTTTTAAGTTTTATTTCTCTTTCATTTTCAAAAGATTTATCTTCTGAAACTTGTTCAACTTCTATTTTGTCTTCAACAACGGCTTCTACCTTTTCAGGTTCTCCTTTGTCGTCTAAATTAATATCAGCACCTACTGTTTCGCCAACATCAATTAACTCTTCTGATTGTTTTATGTTTTCTGGCATAGTTTCTCCTATGATTGTTAAATGAAATGAAGAAGAGATTCAGGATCTTTAACAGTTCCTAAAACTTCATCATCGTTAAGTATTCGCACTTCTCCACCTTCAATAGGTAATCTTGAACCCGCATAACGAGCAAAGATAACCCAATCTCCTTTTTTACACCAAGGTTCATTAAATTTTTCTTTATCCTTGTATGCTAGATCTCCCATCTTTAAAACATAACCACATGATGTAGCTATTCTTGCTTTGTCTAAAGTTTCTTGAGAAAATAATATTCCTCCATCTGATTTATTTTTAGGAGTAAATGGTAAAACTAAAAGTCTGTAACCTACAGGACTTGGTAGTTCATCAACAGTTTCAGTTCCAATATTTTCTGGAGTTAAAGGTTCTGGTTCTGGTGGTAATTTTGTTTTCTCTTCTTCGTATTTTTCTTGAAGACCAAGTTTAATTTTTGGTACTTCCTTGCCCGATGTCGATAACGTTTCCTTGCTCATCTTTTTGCTCCTTAGGTTTTAGCAGGTTAGAGATTTCCTGTAATATTATTTCATAGGCATGTGCCTGACCCAACATATACCTATATTTTTCCATATTGTCAACAGCTCCTGCTAACATAGCTTCGGTAATGCTTTCTTTAGTTGCTTTTATTCTTTTTCTTATCTTCCCTATCATTGTTATATCGTCCATCTTCTCTCCTTATAATTTAAATTGTTGCAATACTATTAACTTTTCTTCAGCATTTGCAATCTTTTCTATTTGTTTATCTACTTCTTCTATGTGTTGTGGATGTTCTCCAATACCTACAGAATTTTCTAAATAAATTTTAAGTGTAGCATCTGCTTCTGATATTTGTGCATTATATCTATCTTCCAGTGCTGTTAATATTAC